CGAAGAATTAAATTTTATCCAATTCTTTAACATATCTGAAGGAAAAACATCTACTATTTTTCTAACAATCCATGAACTTCTATATAGAGAAGTAAACAATGTATAATTTTGACCCATCCTTGTTAAAGGATATTCTGCACCCTCATTTAAATTAGGCTGTCCAAATCCTAATCTCGCCATCTGATTTTGAAAAGCATCCGTAGTATATAATTTACTCAATACTTCTGTCTGATTTTTTAATTTACTCTCTATAATTTCTTTTGAATCTGTTTGAAGAATAGGCTCCATTTCTTCTATTTCTCTAAGTAAAGATTCTTGCACTTCCTTGCTCATCATCCCATCCTTCCGGTAAACCAATTAATTCTTTTATTTTTTCACAAGCTTTTGTTTGACCTATACATTTTGCTTTTACTTTTCCATTTACTTTTATTCTATATACATTCCTACTATTAATTCTTTTCATCTTAACAGAAATAACTCTTCCGTCTCTCAAT